ATCCTGCGCATGATGTTACTTATCCTAATCTTTATGATCAGGAGAATAATGTCAAGATCCGCTATGTAGTAGGCTTCACTTCAGGCGGAAGCCCTGATACAAATCCCCTTCCTGATCCGCTAAAGTTCGCCATGATGCTTATCATTGGTGATCTGTATGCCAATAGGGAAGCTGGCGGAGAGAAGGCTTATCAGGTCAATCCTACAGTTCAAAACCTACTGCAATTCTATCGCCTGAATATTGGAATGTGAAAACCGCAGTTTGCCTAGCTAGTGGCACTAGCCTAACTAAAGAAGATGTAGATTATTGCAGGGGCAAGGCTTCTGTATATGTAATCAATAACACCTATATGCTTGCGCCTTGGGCGGATGTTCTTTATGCCTGTGATGAGGAATGGTGGGATTTCTATAAACCTGATTTCGCAGGCGCTAAGTGGACTATTAATGAGAATGCTGCCAAGAAATATAATTTAAATTTAATTGCCCATGATACTCAGGCTATATTCTGTGAAACAGAAATGATTGCTACTGGGGGCAATAGTGGCTTTCAGACTATTAACCTTGCCTACTTGCATGGCTTTAGGCGCATCCTTTTACTAGGGTATGATTACCAAAACTCAGGTCAGCATTGGCATGGCAAGCATTCAGGAAGCCTAAATAAGCATCCTGATATGCGCAGATGGATTAGGCATATGGAAAATGCTTATCCGCTTATGCAAAAGGCAGGGCTAGAGATCATCAACTGCTCTAGAGATACAGCTATAAATTGCCTTCCTAGATCAACTATAACCCAAGAGTTATGAAATTTATTAGTTACTATACCTATAAGTATAAAAATGAAGCTGCCAAATTAAAGCAGTCTTTAGAAGCATTAGGCTTGCAATACCATGTAGCAGGAATAGAAGATCAAGGCTCATGGGATGCAAACACCCATTACAAGCCAATATTTATTAAGCAGCAGATACAAAATCAGAATGCAGTAGTGTGGCTAGATGCTGATTGCATGGTCTTACAGCATCCGCAACTATTCTTTGAGCTTGATTGTGATGTGGCTTTCCACAGATTCAAAGGCAAAGAGCTTCTTTCGGGAACAGTATTTTTCAAGAATACTGCTAGGACTATTGAGTTACTAGATAAATGGATTGCTATTAATCAAGAAAATCCTGAGATATTTGATCAAAAAAATCTAGATCAGGCATTAAAATCTATGACTGATATATCAATCCTAGAGCTTCCGCCTGAATACTGCTTTATCTTTGATCTATCTAAAGATTACTATCCTAGGGTAAACCCTATAATTGAGCATTATCAAGCAAGCAGGAAATTTAGATGAGAATCCTAACCATCTGCGGGATCGGAGATATTCATTGGGTCATGCTCAAGATGGAAGCCTTTATAGAGAAAGAATGCAAAGGTGTAATCCCTGAGATTACAGTATGGAATTTTGATGGCAGACCTAGAGCAGATGGCTTTGTCAGTCGCATTCCCTTTGTGAAGTTTGCTGGCTATGACAATCAGCCAATGGGCAATCAGCAAAAGCGCCTATTCCATCAGATGTATATGGATGGATCTAAAGATCTAGTAACTGGCTTTAAAGGCTATGACTACTTTATCTGTGTAAATGGCAGCCTAAGAATTGGGCATAGCATGGACAATATTTTGCCCCAATACAAAGTTAATTGGAACTACCCTATTAATGTAGATGATTGCACTAGCCCATATAGTGAGCCTTATATTATTTTTTACTTCTCTAATCATGGGATGTTCACAGATTGGGTTTCTAAAATGACTTCTGAAAAGATCAGGAGTTTCATGCAACAGATCAAAGGCTATAAGTTGATCCTTACTGGAAGCTCATGGGATGCGCCTTTTAACCAAGAGCTAGAAGATAATGGGGTCATTAACCTTTGCGGAAAAACAGATCTAACTCAGCTTTTTGGACTGATTAAGGGCGCTTCCGCCTTTGTGGGTTGGTGTGGCGGAAATACCATAGTAAGCCAGCATTTGAATACTCCGACTTTAATGCTATGGTCTAACTACTTCTCCCATAAGGCTTTTCAAACTAACTGGGTTGATCCTGATAGGCTAGGCAAGGTCTATATTCCTATGGATGTAGAAACAGCTACAAATGATTCCCTTATGAAGAATTTGGGGGTGCTTCTTGGAAAGTAAATTGCTTTGGCTGCCTAAGTTCGGCATAGGCTACTATCCTGTGGAAGATCAGCCCTATGATGAAGCCTATTGGCAGAAGTATCTAGTCATGGAAAACACACCCATAGGGAAAACCCTTAATAATGCTAGGGTGGATTTAGTTAAGAGCTTTAGGATTGATGAGATCCTAGATATAGGCATTGGATCAGGCGCATTTGTAAAAGCCTTGGATTATGCTTATGGCTTTGATATAAACCCATCAGCAGTCGCTTGGCTTAAAGAGGTAGGCAAATATAAAGATCCTTATCATGTAGATTCTATGAGCTTTTGGGATAGCTTAGAGCATATCCACAATCCCACTCATTTATTGAGCTACATCAAGAAATATGCTTTTATCTCCTGCCCTGTTTATGAGGATAAGGCGCACATCCTAAGAAGCAAGCATTTCCGCCCTGATGAGCATTGTTGGTATTGGACAAAGCAAGGATTACAAAGATTTATGAGTAATTTTGACTTTAGTCTTTTAGAATATAACCTAATGGAAACTGAAATAGGTAGAGAAGATATAGGCACATTTGTATTTGTGAGAAATCCATGAAAGCAGGCAAATTAGATCGCAGAGTTCAAATTAAAGTAAAGACAGCTACAAGGGATTCCTTTGGTGCTGAGATCCTTACTTATTCAGTTTTGGCTACAGTATGGGCGGAAGTAGTTCCCATTAGTGGTAGAGAATTCTTTGCAGCAGCGCAATTCATTCCTGAAGCAAGTCTAAAGATTCGGATGCGCTTTAGGGAAGATTTTGATGAAACTGCCATTATTCATTATGATGGGGTGGACTATGACATTCTCTACATTGCTGAGATCGGCAGAGCAGATGGGCTAGAGGTCTTAGTTAAGAAGCCATGATAGGGATTAAAGTAGATGGCTTAAAAGAGCTAAGAATGGCTCTAGAAGCTCTCCCAAAAGAAATTCAAGGCAGACCATTGCGCAGCGCTGTTTCTGCTGCTGCTGGCTTGATTAGAGATAAGGCAAAGCAAGCTGTTCCTGTAGGGGAAACTGGCAATCTTAAATCTGCCATCTATCGCTACAGATCAAGGAGAAATTCTGCAACTGGCAGAGAAACCTTCTTTGTGGGCATCCGCCAAGGCAAAGCCCAATATAAAGACACAGCCTATAACAGAAGAAAAGGCAGGGTAGGCAAGAAATATAACACTCAGGGAGAAGCCTACTATTGGCGCTTTTTGGAGTTCGGAACTGCTAAAATGGGCAAAAAACCATTTCTAAGACCAGCCTTTGAGAATAATAAAACTGGTGCTGTAGAGATTATGAAGGAAAGAATGAAGAAGGCTATTGATAACCAAGTTAAGAAACTGGCTAAAAAATGACTATAGAAACTTCAATTTACTCAGCTTTGCAGGGTCTAGCTAATGGCAGGGTTTATCCATTGGTTGCACCTGAGAAGGCTACTTTCCCCTGTGTGGTTTATTCTAGGATTTCATCCACTCCTGAAAATACTTTAGATGGTGGCGCTACTATTGATTTAGTTCGCATTCAGGTGGATACTTATGCTAATACCTACTCTGCTGCCAAAGTGCTTGCAGGGTCGGTTAGATCTGCGCTAGAGAACAGCGCTGTAAAGGCAACTTTACAAACAGATCAAGATTTATTTGAGCCTGATTTGAAGGTGTATAGGGTCAGTCAGGATTATTATGTGTGGCAATCTAATTAGGAGTTAATATGAGTTCAGCAGCTTTAGAAGCACAAGGGATGGAACTAAAGATTGGCAATGGCGCTTCTCCTGAAGTGTTTACTGCTATTTCAGAAATTAAGACCTTTTCAGGTCCGAGTGGGTCGGCTACTGTTATTGATGTAACAGATCTAAGCTCGGCAGCTAAAGAAAAGCGCATGGGTCTTGCTGATGAAGGTCAGTTGAGCTTTACTATCAACTATATTCCTTCTAACACTCAGCATACTCTTTTGCGCACTCAGCGAGCAAACAGAGAAGAAACTAATTTTAAATTAGTGTTTACTGATGATTCTCCTTCTACTACTTGGAGTTTCTCTGCATTTGTAACAGGCTTTGCTGTTTCGGGTGCTGTGGATGCTGTAGTAGAAGCTAATGTAACCTTGGAAATTACTGGGGCAATTACAGAGAGCTAAAATGGCAATCCTAAATAGAGATGCAATATTAAATGCAGTAGATTTAAAAAAAGAGTTAGTAAAAGTTCCTGAGTGGGGCGGTGAGGTTTACATCAGCATTATGACTGGTGAAGCTAGAGATGCTTGGGAACAGAGCTTGGTAAGCGGTAAAGGCACAAACCTAGAGAATATTAGAGCTAGATTAGTTGCCTTTACTGCTGTGGATGAAGAAGGAAAAAGAATCTTCACCAATGATGATGCAATCATGCTAGGTCAAAAATCCGCAACTGCTCTTGAGAGATGTGTAAAGGTGGCGCAGAAGTTAAATAGATTAACTGAGGAAGAATTAGATAATCTAGTAAAAAACTAAAAGCCCATCCCCAAAGACAGTTCTACTTTAGTTTAGCTCTGAAATTGGGAATGCCAGTTGGGGAGATGTTAAGAAGGATGGATAGTGCAGAGATAACTGAATGGATGGCATACTTCAAGTTAGAAACACTACCAAAGGAAAAGGCATCTGATGTTTTGAAAGCGCAATTTGCTCATAAGGTTAAGAGGAAGAAAAAATAATGGCTGGCTCTCTTGGATCATTAGTAGTTTCTCTAACAGCAGAAACAGCGCAATTTACTCAAAGCCTTAACAGAGCTTCCTATACAGCGCAGAAAAACTTCCAGCAGATCACTTCTTTTGCTAAGACTGCTGCTGGATCTTTGGCTGCCCTTTATGGTGCTGGCACTTTTGCGGATTTCATCAATCAGCAGATTCAGCTTGCCGATAAATTAGATGATCTCTCTCAAAAGCTAGGCATTAGCACAGAGGAATTATCTAAACTCCAATATGCAGCAAAGTTTTCGGGAGTTGATCTTGCAGGACTTCAGGTAGCCTTAACTAAGCTATCTAAGGGAATGCTAGAAGCTGCCAATGAAACAGGCACTACTTACAAAGCCCTTAATGCTATGGGCATCTCTGTTAAGAATACAGATGGCACTCTTAAATCATCTACTCAGGTTTTAAATGAAGTAGCTGATGCTTTTGCAAGCTATGAAGATGGCGCAGGCAAAACTGCTCTAGCAACTACTATATTCGGCAGAGCAGGCGCAGAGTTAATTCCTATGCTTAATGAAGGCAGCAGAGGAATTAAGGCTTATGGTGATGAGCTTCAAAGATTTGGCGCTGTAGTTACTACTGAAGCTGCTGCTAATGCTGCTAAGTTTAGTGATAATTTAGACAGAATTAAGACAGTCGGCACAGCAATGGGGCAATCCATTGCCAATGACATTATTCCATTCTTAAATAGATTGGCAGAAGAATTCTTAGTGGCTAGAGCTAATGGGCTTGGCTTCATGGATATGCTTGATATGGGTTTGCGCTTTGGCAACTATGGCGAGCAGATCAAAAAGATTAATGAAGAAATTGAGGGTTTACAGACTAGATTCAGTATCTTTGATCTCACAGGCGGAAAAGATGAGAGATTAAAGCAGCTTGAAAGACAGAAGAAAGCATTACAGGAATTACAATCTGCTGCTGCTCTAACTGGAAAAACCTATGAGGATCAGATCTCAAGAAGGTTTATGAAGGATGATAAGCCTGTTAAGAAGCAAGCCCCAATTCCTGAAGATGAAGCTCAGATGAAGAAGTATATGATGGGCTTGGCATCTGCTATTGATGCTAATGCTAGATTTACTTTATCTCTGCGGGATATGGCAAGGCAGGCTCAGCTTGATCTAGATTCTGTATTTATGACTGATAATCAGATTAAGAATCAGCAAAACCTACTGAAGATTCAGAAGGATTATGAAACTGCTGCTATTGCTATTACTAAGCAGTTCAAAGATGGCAATTTGACAGCCAAGGACTACACACAGCAAATAGCTAACTTATCAGATACATACAATGATGCTCTAGGAATTACAAGAGAGATCTTTGAAAGGCAAGAGCAGTTAAATATGTCTTATGAGTATGGCGCTACAGTTGCCCTTGCTCAGTATGTCAATCAATCTAGGAATCTAGCAAATGCAAGTAGCAGCATAGTAACTTCTGCTTTGCGCAATACTGAAGATGCTCTTTTAGGTGTAGTTACTGGCAGCCAAAGCGCATCTCAAGCATTTAGCTCTATGGTTACATCCATTCTCAAAGATATTGCAAGGCTAATGATTCAGAGATCTATTGTTGCGCCATTAGCAGGATTCTTATCAGGCGCAATAGGATCTTTCTTTAGCCCTACACCTACAACTACTTCTACTGGCTTAATGACATTTGATGGGCTTGGCTATGGTGGTGGCAGAGCATTAGGCGGAAAGGTCAATGCTGGCACAGCTTATTTAGTGGGTGAGCAAGGCGCAGAAAAGTTTGTTCCTAGTGTGGATGGCACTATTGTTCCTAATAGCGCTATGAGTCAAACCAATAATGTAGTTGTCAATGTCAATATGGAAGGCGGAACTGTGAACAGTAGTGATGCAGGCAGATTAGGCATCTTAATTGGCAATGCTGTTAAGCAAGAATTAGTCAAACAGAAAAGAGCAGGGGGCTTATTAGCATAATGGCAACATTTACATTTGATCCTTCTTATGGAATTGCAGTAAAAAAAGAGCCTAAAGTTCTAGCTGTTAAATTTGGTGATGGCTATGAGCAGAGGGCGCAATTTGGTATCAATCAGAATCCTAGGATGTGGGATCTGCAATTCAATGGCAAAACAGAAATAGAAGCAGATGCTATAGACAATTTTTTGACTGCTGAGAAAGGTGTTACCTACTTTAACTGGACACCCCCACAGGGCGCAGCAGGCAAATGGATTTGCAGGAATTGGGATATATCTTTGGTTGATATTGACTGCTATAACATTACAGCTACTTTTGAAGAAGTGTTTGATCTCGGCTAAATATGAGCTATCCATTAAAGATTTCTTCTGAGCTACAGAAACTAGCGCCTAATGCCATTATTGAGCTTTTCCAGCTTGATGCTTCAACTTTTGGCGGAAGTGTTTATTATTTCCATGCTGGCACTAATGGTCTTACTCAAGCAGTAGTATGGCAAGGGCAAGAATATCAGCCTTATCCTGTGCAGATAACTGGCTTTGAGTTCACTACAGGCGGTCAGATTCCTAGACCTAAAATGGCGGTTTCTAATCTATCAGGCATCATTACTGCGCTGGTTTTAGCCTATGATGATCTATTGGGCGCAAAGGTTACTAGAAAGCGCACCATGCAGAAGTATCTAGATGCGGTCAATTTTGCAGGCGGTGTAAACCCTGATGCAGATCCTACAGCAGAGTTTCCTGATGATATTTACTACATTGAGAGAAAGACCAATGAAAATAAATCTGCTGTAGAGTTTGAGCTTTCTGCTTCTTTTGATGTGCAAGGGGTCAAACTCCCAAGAAGGCAGATCATTCAAAATATTTGCCCTTGGAAATATAGGGGCGCAGAGTGTGGATATACAGGCAGCAACTACTTTAACTCTAATGATCAGCCAGTAGGCTCATTGGGTGAGGATGTTTGCGGTAAGCGGGTTAGTTCCTGCGAGCTTAGATTTGGCACAAATGCAGAATTACCTTTTGGCGGGTTTCCAGCAGCAGCCTTAATAAAATGATCTTATCTGATGTAGTAAAGGCTAATTTTGTAGAGCAAGCAAAGGCAGAAGCCCCTAGAGAAGCCTGCGGATTAGTAATTATTAAAAATGGTAGGCAAGTCTATAAGCCATGCAAGAATCTGGCTGGATCTACAGATCAGTTTGTCTTAGATCCCAATGATTATGCAAAAGCGGATGAAGAAGGGGAAATTGTAGCTGTAATCCACTCTCATCCAAATATCAGCGCAAAGCCTTCTCAAGCTGATTTAGTAGGGTGTGAAGCAAGCGGTTTGCCTTGGTTTATCTGTGGAATACCTAGTGAGCATTGGGAATATATAGAGCCTACAGGCTATGTAGCGCCTTTAGTAGGTCGGCAATGGTCGCATGGGGTCTTAGATTGCTATGCCATCATTAGAGATTGGTATAAGTTAGAAAGAAATATTGAGCTTTTGGACTTTGAAAGAAGGGATGAATGGTGGAAAATAGGGGAGAATCTCTATTTAGATAACTTTGAGAAGGCTGGATTTAGAAAAACTTCTTTAGATAAACTACAAAAGGGTGATGTCATACTAATGAAAATCAATTCTCCAGTTCCTAATCATGGGGCAGTTTATCTAGGGGATAATATGATTCTTCATCATGTGCATGGAAGGTTATCTACTAGAGATATTTTTGGTGGTTATTGGCTAAAGAATGCAATGGTGTATTTAACTTATGAAAACAGTTAAGCTATTAGGTGAATTAGGAAAGAAATTCGGAAAGAGCTATAAGCTGGATGTTAAATCTCCTGCTGAAGCTGTAAGGGCTTTATGCGCTAATTTTCCTGAGTTTAGAAAGCATTTAAATGAATCAGAAAAAAGAGGATTAGCCTATAGAGTTTTGGTTGGCAAAAAAGATCAATCTGTAGATGAGCTTCACAATCCTAGCGGTAATCAAGAAATAAAGTTTGTGCCTGTATTGCAAGGCGCAGGCGGTGGGGTTTTTAATGTCATTGTAGGCGCTGTTCTCATTACTGCATCCTTCTTTGTTCCTAGCGCAATTAGCCCATATTTAATGAATGCTGGTATTGCTATGGTTATTGGCGGGGTAGTGCAGATGCTTACTCCTATGCCTACTCTATCTGCGGATACATCCAATAATCAGCCTGATAATAAGCCATCTTATACTTTTAATGGCGCAGTAAATACTTCTGCGCAGGGATACCCTGTTCCTGTAGGCTATGGAAGAATGATTGTAGGAAGCGCAGTTATCAGCGCTGGCATTGTTGCAGAGGAATTGCCAATATGACAAAAAAGCAAATAAGGGGCGCTGGTGGCGGTGGTTGCTTTGCAGCAGGAACTAAGATTGCTACTCCTGATGGCTTCAAGAATATTGAAGAAATCAAGGTAGGCGATCAGGTCATTACCTTTGATGATAAGGGCAATTTATCTGAGCAAACAGTTGAAATCTGCCATTTCCATGAGCAAGAAGATATTTGGCAATTTACCTTTTGGAATGGTGTTATTGTTGATGCTACTCCTAATCATTGGGTATTAAATCAATTTGGCAATTTTGCTGAGATCGGCACTCTTACAAATCAGGATGCCATCATTGATGGAGATGGGCATCTAAGACCTTTAATAAGCGCTAAGTCTATTGGCAAGGGCGCAGTCTATAACCTTACTGTAGCTGTAAACCATACATATATTGCAAACAATATTAGGG